TGAATATAAATATTGGGAGCCTGATTGCGTTTTAATTGAGGCAAAGGCATCAGGAACCCCATTAACACAAGAATTAAGAAGAATGGGCATACCTGTCACTGCTTACACCCCCAGTAGAGGTCAAGATAAAATTGCAAGAATGAACAGTGTCGCACCTATTTTTGAATCAGGCATGGTGTGGTCGCCTGATGAAACTTTTGCAGATGAAGTTATTGAAGAAATGGCAAGTTTCCCTTATGGTGATAATGATGACTATTGCGATAGTGCAACTATGGCTTTAATGCGTTTCAGACAAGGTGGTTTTTTGTCATTGCACGAAGATTACCAAGATGAAGTAAAATTATTAAGAAAAGACAGAACAGTGTATTATTAAGAAATGAAAATTTTTATAACATCTTTTGAATTTGATGGCGTTGAATATACAGGTCCAAATATATTTGCTGAAAATCATAAAACAGCAGAAGTTATTGCTGAATATCAAGGATTACAACTTGATGGCGAATTACAAGAAATTCATAGTGAGGAGTTATATGGATTTCTAAAAGAATTTAATGAAAAAAGAGTGCTACACTAAGGTTTATTATGGCAGTTGAAAGAGTATTGGGTACAGAAAATGATCCTGACATCATTGAATCAGGAAGTGCTGTAGAAATTATCCCTGAACAAAGTAGATCAGAAGCTATTAGCGAATCAGACAATGTTGTTGTTATGAATGATGAAGTTTTACTGGATGAACAAATAGCATCTGAACTTGCAAACATGCAAAATGAAACTGAAGATTTCTTTGATAATTTAGCTGAGTTTGTAGATGAGAGTGAATTATCTAAACTTGCATCAAATCTTATAGATTCTATCCATGGCGATCTTGAATCAAGAAGTGAATGGGAAAAAACTTACACAGATGGTCTTAAATACCTTGGTATGAAGTTTGATGATAGTCGTTCTCAACCATTTCAAGGTTCTAGTGGTGTAATTCATCCGATCCTAGCAGAGGCAACAACCCAGTTCCAAGCTCAGGCTTACAAGGAATTACTACCTGCTAAAGGACCTGTTAAAACACAAATTCTTGGTCAAAGAACTGTGGAAACAGAATCACAGGCTGAAAGAGTACAAGAGTTTATGAATTATTACATTATGAATGTAATGGAAGACTATGATCCTGAATTAGATCAATTGTTATTCTATTTACCACTTGCAGGTTCATGTTTTAAGAAAATTTACTTTGATTTTGTATTACAAAGAGCAATATCCAAATTTATACCACCTGAAGACTTAATTGTTCCATACGAAGCACCTGATATGTCATCAGCAGAAAGGATTACTCATTCGATTACCATGTCTCGTAATGAGATTAAAAAACAACAACTTTCAGGTTTTTACATAGATGTAGACATACCTGAAGGGTCTTATGAAAGTCGTGATGAAGTGACCACTGAGATTGATGAGATTGAAGGCACTTCACCAAGTTATACAGAAGATCGCAACAGAACTATCTATGAAGTACACACCATTCTTGATTTAGAAGGTTTTGAAGACAAAGATGATTTGGGAGAGCCAACAGGATTAAAGCTACCTTATATCGTTACTATAGATGAGCAATCTAATCAAATATTAGCAATAAGAAGAAATTACAATCCTAACGATGTAAGTAAAAACAAAATAAATTACTTTGTACAGTATAAGTTCTTGCCCGGTTTAGGCTTCTATGGGTTAGGTCTATCACACATGATTGGTGGTATATCTAAAGCTACCACATCTATTCTCAGACAACTTATTGATGCAGGAACATTGGCTAATTTACCTGCAGGATTTAAAGCTAGAGGCATGCGTATTCGTGATGAAGCTGATCCATTACAACCGGGTGAATTTAGAGATATTGATACCACTGGTGGTTCTTTAAGAGAAAACTTAATTCCTTTGCCTATTAAAGAACCTAGTAATGTGCTCATGCAACTTCTTGGTTTATTAGTAGATTCAGGCAAACGCTTTGCATCGATTGGTGATATGAATGTGGGTGATATGAACCAAGCCATGCCAGTAGGTACCACAGTAGCTTTATTAGAGCGTGGCACCAAGGTCATGAGTGCAATTCACAAACGCTTGCACTACTCACAAAGACTAGAATTTAACTTATTAGCTAAAGTTTTTGCAGATTACTTACCACCTGAATATCCATATGACACTGGTTCAGGCACAAGAGAGATTAAAATAAGTGATTTTGATGATCGTATTGACATCGTACCTGTCTCTGATCCAAACATATTCTCACAAAGCCAAAGAATTACTATGGCTCAAGAATTATTGCAAATGGTTTCATCTAACCCTGAAATACATGGTCCTACAGGTATATATGAAGCCTATTACAGGATGTACAGTGCTCTAGGTGTTGATAATGTAGATGCTTTATTACAACCACCTGCTGATACCACGCCAAAACCATTAGATGCAGGCATAGAAAACAGTGGTTTATTATTAGGTCAACCTGCACAAGCCTTTGCAGAGCAAAATCATGAAGCTCATGTACAAGCACACCAAAGTTTATTTTTAACCCAAGTTGTTAAAGAGAATCCACAGCTACAATCATTAATTATTAGTCATGTCATGCAACATTTACAGTTCTTTGCATCACAAATAGCTGAACAACAAATGCCACCTGAAATGCAAGAACAAATTGCACAGGTTCAAGCACAAATGCAACAAGTAACGCCTGAAGAAGCACAACAAATTCAGTTACAAATACAAATGATGTTAGATCAAATGAGTTCACCTATTTTGGCAGAACTTACCACTCAGTTTATGGAATCTATTAGTCAAACCAATCAAGGCGATCCTTTGGTTGCTATTAGACAACAAGAATTAGCATTAAAAGATAAAGAACTAGACATGGATCAAGAACAATTTGATGCAAAACAAGATTTACAATCTCAAGCAAATATGCTTGATACACAAATGCAACAACAACGCTTAGACATGCAAAAAACTATTGCTGATGATAAACTCCAATTAGCAGTAGAAAGGATGCAACAACAAGCAGAATTAAAATTAATGGAGTTACAATCAAAACTTAGAGGTAATTAATATGACTACATCTTATATAAAAGACAAGGTTGAAGAACTTAGAGCTCAAAAAAAATTAGATAGAGCTAAAGAAGAGGCAGAAAGACTTGCAAAAGAAGAAGCATTAGCAGAAAGAAAAAGACTTTCTGATGAAAGAATTGCTAAAAAACAAGCAATCATTGATGCAGGTGGAGTAGTTCCAAATCCAACGCCAGTCGTTGAAGAAAAACCAAAAAAAGTTGTCAAAGAAACAAAAAAAGAGGTCAAGGAAACTAAAAAAGAGGTCAAGGAAACTAAAAAGCCAAAAAAAACAGTCACAAAGGTCGCACCTAAGAAAAAAGGTAGACCAAAAGGTTCTAAAAACAAAAAATAGGAGAAAATTATGCCAAAAGTAGGTGGAACACATTATTCTTACACACCCAAGGGGATTGCCAAAGCAAAAGCACAGGCGAAAAAAAAGGGAGTGAAAGTTCAATATAAAGCAAAGGGTGGGAATGTAATCAGAGGCAAAGAAGTAGGCTTACGAGACCCATTCTTTGCAAAACACAGTTTCATAAGTAGCAAAGATAGTGATTTAAGAAATGTAGATGCTGATGCTGAAAGAGAATTAGGTCTTAGGATTCATAGAGGACCGGGTATGAAAACAGGTGGTGCTGTTAAGAAAAAAAGAAAATCTGCTGGAATTGCAAAAGCAGGCTTTGGAATTGAAATAAAATAATAAGAGATTAATGGACATAGATTTTCTTGAAAAATTGCAAAAAGAGATTGATTCTAAGACAGAAGCAATTAAAGAAACTTATATGGGTGGTGGTTTAAATGATATGGAACACCACAAATACTTGCAAGGACAACTGGAAGCGTTGTATTATATACAAGATTTTATAAAAAATTACTTTAAAGCACACGATGAAAAATAAAACAGTAGAATTAGCATCAGCTTATGTAGAGCCTGAAGAGGTTGTATTAGACCCATCCAAGCTAGATGATTCTGTTTTAGATCGTATGCCTCAACCTACAGGTTGGAAAATTTTGGTTCTTCCTTATCGTGGTAAGGGAGTTACTAAAGGAGGAATCCTTCTCACAAAAGAATCACAAGATAGAGAACAACTGGCAACAGTTGTAGCTTATGTGGTCAAGTGTGGTCCTCTTTGTTATAGTGGAGAAAAATATGGAGCACCATGGTGTCACGAAAAACAATGGGTATTGATTGGTCGTTATGCAGGTGCAAGGTTTAAATTAGATGATGGTGCAGAGGTCAGAATAATAAACGATGACGAAGTTATTGCGACAATTTCTAATCCTGATGATATAGTGAGCTTATAAAATGACAGAAAATCAAACAGAACAAGTTGCTACTGAAGAACTAGATATAGAAATAGTTGAAGAGGCTAGTGATCAAACAGACGAAGCAAAGGTTGTAAAATCTGATGATGAATTAGATGAATACACAAAAGGTGTTTCAAAAAGAGTTAATAAATTAACAAAACGAGCTAAAGAAGCTGAACAAAGGGCTCATTATCTTGAGCAAATAGCATCCCAAAAAGATGTTGAAATAAATGCTTTGCGTACACACTCTAATGCGTTAGGGCAAAATGTTTTGATTGCTGAAGAACAATCCATTAATGCAAAAGAACAACAAGCTAATGAATTGTATAAAAAAGCTGTAGATTCAGGCGATGCAGAGCTTATGTCAAAAGCAGATACTCTAAAAAGCGATCTTTCAATACAAAAAGAAAAATTGCGAATGGCTAAAAATAGACAACAAGAGCCACAAGAAACACAGCAAGTACAACCACAAGCTCAACAACAACCTGATGTACAGCCTACTAGAGAGGCTTTAAACTGGGCAAGTAAAAATACTTGGTATGGAGATCAATCCAATCAAGAAACTGTTGAAGCAACCCAGTTTGCGTATTTTACTCATTTTAATTTAGTCAACGAAGGCTTTGAAGCTGATTCAGATGACTACTACAATGAGTTAAACAAAAGAGTTTTTAAAGTTTATCCTGAATTGGATAATAATGAAAATGCCAATAAAAAAGATGATAGACCCTCTGTGCAAAGAGTCGCATCTGCTTCTGTAGGAAGTCGGCAAAAAACACAAGGTAAGAAAAAAGGCGTGACTTTTTCTAAGTCCGAAGTAGATCGCCTCAGAGGGTTAAAACCTTACAACATGTCAGATGATGACTGGTTGAAAAGAGTAGCCCAAGAGAAACAAAAAATTTCACAAAGAGAGGTGATTTAATGGCAGACGATAAAGAATTAGATATGACTAGAACAGTTCGTGATTCCGAGACACACGATAAAGAAGCTCGTAGAAAACCATGGCGACCAGTCAGAAAACTGGAAACTCCACCACCACCTGAAGGTTATGAATACAGGTGGATTAGAGAATCAACTTTGGGTGTAGAAGATGCAAATAACATGAGTTATAGACTAAGAGAAGGTTGGGAACTTGTACAAGGTTCTGAGCTTCCTGAAGGTTGGCATTTTCCTACATTTGAAAAAGGTAAGATGGCAGGCGTAATACATAACGAGGGTCTTGTTTTAGCAAAAATGCCCATAGAGACTATCAAAGAGCGTAGAACACATTACGAGGAAAAAAATGCTTTAGCAAATGAAGCGTTGGACAACACAATGTTTAATGACTCTGCCAAAGATAATCGCTATGTTAGGTATGATTCTAAACGAGAATCTCAAGTTACTTTTGGACAAAAAAAGTAATTTAACAACAGGAAACTAAATTATGGCAAATAAAGATGCCCCATTTGGATTAAAACCTGTTCGTATGATGAGTGGTGCACCTTATTCAGGTGGACAATCAAGATACAGAATCGCTAGTGGTGCGACTACCCCAATTTATCAAGGAGACTTGGTTACTCAGCTAACAGCAGGAGTATTGGGAAGACACGCTGCTACTGGAACTGTACCTATCATAGGAGTTTTCAATGGCGTAAGCTATACAAATTCTTCAGGCGAACAGATTTTTAAGAATTATTATGAAGGAAGTATTACTTCCTCTGATATATTCGCCCATGTGATAGATCACCCCAATGTTGTTTTTGAAGTACAAGGTAATGCAGCTTTTCCAGTTGCAGACTTGTTTGGAAATTTCGACATTGTTGATGGATCGCCTGTAGGCGATACGCAATCAGGAAGATCAAACACTGAATGTGCAGTTAGTACTGGTGCAACCACTGCTACACTACCACTGAAGGTATTAGATATTTCTGAGGACCCTGATAACTCGGATGTAGGTTCGACCAACACTAATGTACTCTGTGTGATTCAAAATCATATATGTGGACAAAAAGGTGCTGGCTTAGCATAAGGATATAAATTATGGCAATATCAAGAGCACAATTAGCGAAAGAACTGGAACCCGGTCTAAACAGTTTATTTGGACTTGAGTACGATCAGTACCAACAAGAATATTCTGAAATTTTTTCAATCGAAGACTCATCAAAAGCCTTTGAAGAAGAAGTATTAATCATGGGCTTTGGCTCAGCACCAACTAAGTCTGAAGGACAAGGGGTTGTTTTCGACAACTCTTCTGAAAGTTATACAGCAAGATATACGCATGATACGATTGCGTTAGCTTTTGCTTTAACTGAAGAAGCAGTTGAGGATAACCTTTATGATTCTTTAGGGAAGAGATATACAAAAGCACTAGCACGCTCAATGGCTAACACCAAAGAAGTGAAAGGTGCCAATGTACTTAATAACGCATTTTCTACCAGTTTTACTGGTGGTGATGGAAAACCTTTAATCGCTACAGATCACCCCCTCGCAGGTGGTGGAACTGCTGCGAATAGAGCGACTTCCATGGCTGACCTCAATGAAACTTCATTGGAAGATGCACTTATTGACATCTCAACTTTTACAGATGACAGAGGATTGACAATATCTGTTAATGCTTCAAAAATTGTGGTTCCACCACAATTAGTATTTGTTGCTGACAGAATATTAAACAGCACTCTAAGATCAGGAACATCAGATAATGATATTAACGCTATCAAAAACACAGGTGTGTTACCCGGTGGCTATACAGTTAATCATTACCTAAATGATCCTGATGCTTGGTTCTGTCTGACATCTGTTTCAGATCA